GCAACCAATGGAATCGAGCCGCCTCGCGACTACCTGTCCGTTAAGAAATCAAAGAAAGGACCTCTTAAGCAGATTGTTCCTGGATACCCCCATCTAAAATCTAAGTACACATTGCTTTGGGATATGCCCTCCAATGATGGGTACATCAAAGTAACTGCTGTAATGCAAAAGTTTTTTGACCAGGCAATTTCTGGTAACTGGAGTTATAATCCAGAGAACTATCAGAACGATGAGGTGCCTGTCTCGGTTATGGCAAATGATCTTCTCACTACATACAAGTACGGTTGGAAGACATCTTATTATCAGAACACATACGACGCTAAAAAGGATCTAGAGATTCCAGAGTCTGCAAATGCAGAACGATTGAATCAACTACTACAGGAAATCGAAAACGCTACGGAGGAAGATTGTGACGGTTGCAAAGTTTAAGTTGACAGACGAAACCATCAAAGGTACGACGGTATTCAACCCGCACCAAGTAAACACCAAAGCATCACCGATGTTCTTTGGTCCCCCTCTTGGGGTACAGAGATATGATGGGGCAAAGTATCCTGTCTTCGACAAACTTACTCAGTCACAACTTGGTTACTTCTGGAGACCCGAAGAGGTGTCTCTCCAGAAGGACCGTAGTGATTATCAAACTTTGAATGATGCACAGAAGCACATCTTTACATCCAATCTACGGTATCAAATACTCCTTGATTCTGTACAAGGGCGTGGTCCTGGGCTTGCTTTTATCCCTTGGTGTTCATTGCCTGAACTTGAATCTGCAATGATTGCTTGGGAGTTCTTCGAGATGATTCACTCGAAGAGTTATACCCACATCATTAAGAACGTCTACAGTAATCCTGAAGAAGTTTTTGATACCATCCTGGACACCGAAGAGATTATCGCACGTGCTAAGTCTGTGACTGAAGCGTACGATGACTTCATCCAAGCAGCACAAGCGTGGGGATCAGGTCCTCTGTGGAAGCACCACCTTGAGGGTGTTCCTATGGCAGAGTATGAACTACGTGAACTCAAGCGTAAACTCTATCGTGCGATTGTTAATGTCAACATTCTGGAAGGCATTCGTTTCTATGTTTCTTTCGCGTGCTCGTTTGCTTTTGGCGAACTTAAGCTTATGGAAGGATCAGCTAAAATCATTTCTCTTATCGCCAGAGACGAGTCACAACATCTTGTACTTACACAAAACATTTTGAACAAGTGGGCAGCGGGTGATGATCCCGAGATGGTTGAGATTATGCAAGAAGAGAAAGGTAATGTCATCGAGATGTACAAACGTACCGTCGATGAAGAAAAGCAATGGGCAGAGTATCTGTTTAGAGATGGATCTATGATCGGTCTCAATGCTAAACTGCTGGGACAGTACGTAGAGTGGGTTGCTAATCGTCGTATGAAAGCGATTGGTATTGATCCCATCTATGACATCCCTGCTAAGCACAACCCCCTGCCCTGGACAGAGCACTGGTTGAATTCCAAGGGTCAGCAGAACGCTCCTCAAGAGACCGAGATCGAATCGTACGTTGTCGGTGCTATCAAACAGGACGTTACAGCAGACACCTTTGCAGGTTTCTCCCTTTAATGCTATGATTCCATTGTCTGAGACCGCTGTAATACGCCGTCACCTTAGGTTTCTTAGTCAAGTGAAACGCGAGTTGGCGTTAAGTAACGCTAAGAAACATAAAAGGAGGGGTAAAAAGCAGAGGAAACAGGCTAAATAGTGGTGTGGTATCAACAGATACCATTTACGTTCATCACTACTATGCTCAGTTTCGTACTGGCATTGACCCTTGCCCATCATAATGACGGGTCACCCTACGGGTGGCATATGAGTTGTGAAAGGTTTCTACAAAGACGAATTGAAATCCAAATGGATCCCAACCTAGACCAACGGTCTAAGTGGAATCTCATAGGGTATCTTAAGTCAAAAGTAGAAGGTCAATGCGAGGGAACCTATACATAGAAGTGACGCAAGTAAGTCGCGGAACGGAGCGTTCATCCCAATGCTTGAATTTCTTCTGTACTCTAATATGATGTGTGCTGATGCTGATGCACTGATCTTCAGGATCAATGCAAACAGATCAGAACTCCCACCAAAAGTGGTAGTAGAGTTGGTAGAGACCGTAAAGGACTCTGTACCAGAATGCGAATTCTATTGGGACGCAAACGACTGAAGGAACGGAACACGGATCCCCGAAAGGGTTAAGGTGTAAAATCCATTCATTCAGGAGTAAACAAATGAACACACTTCAAATCATCAAGAAGCAGATCAACAAAGCATCTGCACTTCACGATGCACAGATCACTCACACCGCATATCGTGGTGTTGAGTACAACGTTAACTGCGCTGAGCATAAAGATGCCCACGGCACCTTCTGCTATCGCGGTCACGTTTATACCAAGTGATCGCTATGGTAGCTTTACAAGTAGTTGGACTCACGTCCCTAGGTTGTGCAGCATTCATAGCAATGATCTATGGCGAACTTCTCTTACTAAACAAAGTATGAGGAAGGGCAATGCTGAAGGTTCGGTTTGAATACGACCTTCCAGAATATGACCCTGCTAAACACGATCCAGATAAAGTCTTTGGACTTTTAACGTACCGTGGTGTACATTATGCGAAGTGGATTAATCTTAAACCATTTCGTAATAAGCACTGGAAGATCACAAAATAACGAAAGAGAGGGTTGTACCCTCTCTTTTTTTGTGCTATGCTAAATATCAATAACCATTTGGAGGATACGAACAATGAAGATCTTTCTCGACTGTTCTGATCCTGAGTTGGCAAAACCCGCTATAGATACGGGTCTTATTGATGGTATTACTACTAACCCATCCCTGATGCTTAAAGCAGGGAAGGATCCACTGGATGTCATCTACAAGTTCTCCGAGATGTTCTCTTGGAGTTGTTCAGTCTCAGCAGAAGTCGTTGGCAACACATCTGAAGAGATGCTGGCAATGGCGGTGGACTACTATCAGATTGCACCTAACGTGACAATCAAACTACCCTGTACAAAAGAAGGCTTACTTGCCTGTTCCGATCTCACAGCAGAAGGAATTTCTACTAACATCACCCTTATCTTCTCTGCCGCCCAGGCGATCCTTGCTGCGAAAGCAGGGGCAACGTACGTCTCACCCTTTGTCGGCAGACTAAACGATAACTCTGTATCAGGAATCGAACTGGTACGTGCTATCTCTGGTCTCTATTCTATGCACGATTACGATACAAACGTACTCGCAGCATCAATTAGAGATGTTCATCAGGTCGCTAGATGCTTTGCTGCAGGCGCTGATGTTGTTACCTTGCCTATTGGTATCTTCTGGAAGATGTACGATCACATTCTTACACGTGATGGTCTCGCCAAGTTTGATGCTGATTGGGCAGCACTTCAAGGAAAACTTAATGGATAGAGCGAAACTGAAAAGTATGGTTAGGGAACTCAAGACCCTAGTCAATGAGATTGAGTCAGAGGTTTTCTCTGACAAAGATAAATACACACAGAAGAACCCCGAGCGTGCCTTGGGATACAGACTGTGTAATGATGACGACGGAGATCCCGATTGATTATGAAAACCCCTGGATTTTTGAAGGACACCCTTTTCTATCTGAGGACATTGACGACTATTTCGGTTTTGTCTATAGGATTACAAACCTACAATCTGGTAAACAATACATCGGGAGGAAGTATTTCTGGTCCTTCCGAAAGCCTAGAGGTAAGTCTAGGAGAGTTAAAAGTGAGAGCGACTGGAAAAAATACTACGGGAGCTCTGATCTTCTTAATGAAGAACGCAAGTCGCTGGGGAATGATGCCTTCAGAAGAGAGATACTCTCTCTACACCGTACCAAAGGCAGAACAAACTATGAAGAAACCCGTCAACTATTTCTAAACAACGTACTGTCCGAGGATTATTACTACAACAGTAATATTCTCGGACGTTATTATAGGAAGGACTATCACGACGCTTGACATTCTGACCAACTCACATATATAATTACTGAGTTGGTTGCTTTGGAGGTCACACGGATGGACTGGGATCAAGATTTTGATTCTGATCAGGACTACTTTGAACGTACACTATCAATTATGGTTGACCAACTACACGCACATTTAGAAGACGGTGAACTCACTCAAGCAGAAGTAATTGCTGCTAAAATTAAACTTCTAGAGACGTAAGTCTTATGGGTCAGTAGCTCAGTGGAATAGAGCAACTGCCTTCTAAGCAGTCGGTCGTAGGTTCGAGTCCTACCTGACCCGTTCCCGCAAGGGAAATTTACAGTCTAGAAGATGAGGTAATTCCTATGCCTTTCAAGAAGTCAGATCTTAGTTATCTGCGGTCAGTTGTCAACGGCGACATTGCACTTGATAAAGAGAATCCATCTCTGTTCAATAGAATGTTCCGTTGGTACGAACAGATCGGAGTCCGTTTCTACGGAGACCCCGATGAGGATTACGAAGTATTCCTCGACCATCTTGCTTCTGACATTGGATATGGTGCTGCCTAATGCACCTGGTGGAGCCACAACTTGAACTGTCACAAGGACCCTACGGGGTCCTTTTTTTATGCTATGATTTGGAGGTCCAACAGAGACACTATGCAAGTCTTACTAGAACGTTTCCCGTATCGGTACGTTGAGTGTGGCACCTTGGAGACCAATGGTATGCCAGACTATCGTATTCAAAAAGCAGATCCCTGGACCAAACGGTACAAGGATATGTACCTCCTCGATAATCAGATGCAACTCTTGACAGCGATGGAGGATTTTGAGTACACTAAATGGTTGGACCCCGATACTGTCCCTTGTTATGTCAAAGACAATGTTACCGCCTAAAAAACTCCCATCTTTCTACGTACAGGCACTCAAAGCAGCACGTGATGCTGCCAACGAGGCAGTACAGGCATCACTGAAGGTACCTGACCTGGATCAACAGGATGAGGGTGCTATCTGGAGGCACTATCAAGGTCTCTCTACAATGTATAACCTGGCAAAACCCCTGGAGAATTCTCTTGAGGTTGATCAGGATCTATACAAACTCAACTTGAATGAGTCACATCACGATGAGTCTCCGTTCTCTGCTTTCTATGCTCCTGAAGAGTACGGTTCTTGGGGTGCTGCTGGTCCTGTCTCTATGCCTGGATCAGAAGGTCAGGATGTCATTACTTTTAGCTAGTTGACAAATGTTAACATTTGCTATATAGTTCTGTAGTATTTCGTTACAAACATCAATGACTGTCACCACGAATGAGTTCGGGCAACAAAATATGTTTGCCAAAGAACCACAAATGTGGATCTCTAAAACCGACGCTGAGCGTTATGGTTACCAGACGTACGCTGAAAAAGCAGAACTCTGGAACGGACGTGCAGCAATGATGGGATTCGTTGCCGCCTTGATTTCTTACGCCTTTACTGGTAAACTATTCTTCGGTATTCTCTGATTTAATTATGGCACTTAAAGTACCTGCTGTTACTTTCCACACCCGTCAAGACGGTGAGTGGGTAGACGTAACTACTAAGGAACTTTTTGAAGGAAAGCGTGTGGTAGTGTTCTCACTACCTGGTGCTTTCACCCCTACTTGTTCCTCCCAGCAACTGCCTGGATATGAGGAGAAGTACAGTGAGTTCAAAGAACAAGGAGTCGATGAGGTCTATTGCCTCAGCGTCAACGATTCATTCGTAATGAATGCTTGGTTCAAAGATCAAGGAGTTAAAAATGTCAAACCTATCCCTGATGGTAGCGGCGAGTTTACTCACGCTATGGGTATGTCGGTCTCTAAGTACAACCTTGGATTCGGATACCGATCCTGGCGATACGCGATGGTAATCAATGATGGGTACGTTGAACATCTCTTTGAAGAACCTGGCAAAGTCGGCAACTGTCCCGACGATCCCTATGAGGTCTCTGATCCAGAGACTGTACTAGGTTACCTAACTACTTACGGAGAAAACTAATGACTGAAAACGCAGAACGCATTAATGGTTGGGCAGCAATGCTCGGAGTGGTCGCAGCAATGGGATCCTACGCAGTAACTGGTCAGATCATCCCTGGAATTTGGTAAGTTAATTTTATGATTAAGACTCTTCTTGCTTGCGCTCTAGTTGCAAGTGCTCCAGCAGCACAAGCAGCACGCTACGTATGTAATACCTGCAATACAAATGAGCAGGTCACACTGAGGTTTATGCAGGAGCGTGGCATCAATGATAAGAATGCACTGGCAACAGTGTTGGGGAACATCAAACAAGAGTCGATGTTCCACCCAGATATTTGTGAGGGTGGTGCACGAGTACGTTATGAAGACTGCCACAAAGGCGGTTACGGTATGATTCAATGGACAACACAGTCTCGTTATGTAGGACTGGGTAACTTCGCAAAGAACTTTGGGGGTGATCCATCCACCCTAAACACACAACTGCGTTACCTGGTGAACGAGAACCAATGGTTGAAGATTGAACCGTACCTAAAAACAGAAGGACAAAGTATTGAATGGTATATGAAGCACGCATACACCTGGCTGGGGTGGGGCGTGCACGGGAACCGAACCTCGTATGCGTATCAATACTTAAGTAATCTTACTAAGGGGTGACTTCGGTCCCCCTTTTTTTAATAAATATCTACATCAACTTTTATTACGGTGAGATACAAACTTCAATACCAAGACGACACTGGTCGCTGGACAAATATGAATAAGTATCGTGATCTATCAAAGATCAAAGCAGACTTCTATCTTGACTTGTGTAGACTTTCTCAGTCTATGGTGTATAATCCAAGAGAAGTACGTGCAGTATTTGATGAGTAATGATTGGCGCTACAGCGATGAGAGGATGGAACTCCGTCAGGAAGTCTTCTCGTTGCTCCGAGAAAAGTATTTCAATTTGAAGAACGCAAAGAACTTATACGAGTTCTGTCACGACTGGGTTAGTCAAGGAAACACATCTACAGAAGGTGCTGAAGAAGCGTTTCTAAAGTATGTGGACTCACTGACATAACGATAGTAACAAACACTCAAAGTTGTCTAGATACAGGTAGTACCAATGGAACAAGAGTTAGACCTTGCAGTCTTGAATAGTCGCATTCATAAAATAAAAATGGATGAGTTATTTCAAGAACCATCAACCTGGGAGGATGACGAGCATTGGTACGGTCAAATGACCTACGACTATAACGACGACTTATGAAGTTTCTATTCGCACTTCTCGCTACAATTTTCTTTGCTGCACCTGCTTGGGCAGTAGACGTACAGATGGGTTATGATGGTAACCTAGTGTTTGAACCGAGTGAAGTCACCATCTCTGCAGGTGAGTCGGTTCATTTCGTCAACAATATGCTTCCTCCTCATAATGTGATCGTAGAAGATCATCCTGAACTTGATCACGAAGCACTTGCTATGCTTCCTGGTGAAGAGTTTGATGTCACATTTGCTGAGGCAGGAGACTATACGTACTGGTGTGCACCTCACAAGGGCGCTGGTATGATCGGAACAGTTCACGTTAATTAATTTTATTATGTCTTTCAATGTAACTATCAAGACTGCTGATGGAGATCAGACAGTCCAAATCGACGGCGACACGTACATTCTTGATGGTGCAGAAGAGGCAGGAGTCGATCTCCCCTACTCCTGCCGTGCTGGTGCTTGTTCTACTTGTGCTGGTAAAGTCCTATCAGGAACTGTCAACCAGGAAGATCAGTCCTTCTTGGATGACGATCAACTCGAAGCGGGGTTCGCTTTGCTCTGTGTAGCGTACCCTACATCTGACTGTGTTGTTGAGGCTAATGCGGAGGATGCACTGTACTAATGAAACGTATAAACACTGTACTATTAGAATTGACAGTGGGTATTTTGGACTTTCTCTATAGAGAACGTCACTTTCAACGTTTCTGGGTGTTAGAAGTTATTGCTCGTGCACCCTACTTTGCCTTTCTTAGTGTCCTGCACTTCAGGGAATCTTTGGGACTGCGTACGCCGTCCCATTTTTTGTTAATGGCAGAGCACTTTAGACAAACAGTAAATGAAACGGAACACTTACAAGAAATGGAGAGACGTGGAGGCGCTCGCTATTGGGTTGATCGCTTTCTCGCTTATCATCTGGTTCTTGTCTATTACTGGTGTAACGTGGGGTATTATTTTATTGCTCCTAAGTCTGCTTATCATCTAGCAGCAGAGGTTGAAAAGCACGCTACACATACGTACGAGTTCTACTTGTTGACGGTTGACCGAGACGACACTAGAATTCGAGAAATTATGGAAGATGAGCACACTCATCACAGTGAACTTCTCAAAGCAATGGAGATGATCTAATGCGCTTTCCACACGATGACGAACCAGAAGATCCCACAGCACACGATTGTAACTACAACTTCCCCCAGATGTTGTTTGCATTCTGTCTAGGGTTCGTCACTATGTTCGTCCTCGCTGTGGATGAGATTCAAAATTTTAAGGGTTGTCCCTTGCCAGAGTATTTTATTAAAGAAAATCAATGAAAGTAGGAATGATTGGTCTGGGTCGTATGGGCGAGGGTATGTCTCGTCGTATGATCAAAAAAGGTATTGAAGTTCACGGGTATCGAAACAATGTTCAAAAAGCAAATGAGCAATATGAGAAGGGTTATATCAGTGGATATACCACTTCTCTGGAAAGCCTTGTTCAAGTAGTCAAGGAAAAGAAATCCATTTATGGAGAGAAGTCTGGAGAGACAATCGTCTCTGAACAACCAGGTATTTTTATGATGGTTGTGCCAGCAGAAACAGTAG